TTCAATGTTGTGCTCTACGTCATTAACAGTAATGGTTTTCTTTTCATTTTTCGCCATTATAAGTCTCCTTTAGTTTTAAATTTATTTGTCCTTCCTGTTCCACAGGTCAAACAAGGTTTTTACTTTTTCCTTAATCTGCTCGATATCTGCGTGCATTTTAGCCAGCACAATTACTAGAGTTACAAACCCTAATGCAATGGGCCAAAGTGCCCCAATGGCGTCAAGACCATCCATATACCTGGCATCTCAAAGTTTAACACGGTGGATTAAGACGACCAGGGAACCCCTGAAGCTGTCGTTGCAGCCGCATCAATTTGCTTTTGAACCTTAGCGTCACGGTCCGCTTCTACGCGAGCTTTAGCTTCGGCAGCGGTTTCGTCGCCTTCGATCAAGCTGTCGTAGACCCAACCAAGAACATCGTTCTCTGTTAGATCAGCGTATGGAATAAAGTCTGAAGCTGAAGCATCATATGTGCATCGCAGCTTGCCTCCTTCAGAAGCAGTGTACGATGGAGTACCATCGCTTGCCGCTACCATCGACCAGTAAACTAAAAAGACACCGCCATCGGCGTCCGTGTGTTGCATGTCCTGTATGGACCATGTGTTGTTAATTGCCATGTTTCTTTCTCCTTTAATGACAGTTTATGATTCTAAGTCCGCTACTCGCGCACGTAGGGTTTGTATTTCTTTGACAAGCATTGGGACTAGCTTGCTGTAGTCCACACCCATCATTTCGTCAGGGTCTTCTAAGGCTGATACTGCTTCTGGTGCAACGATTTGTAATTCTTGAGCTACCATACCGTAATCTTGGTGAGAGCCGTCTGCTTTCCAATCAAACTTGCGTACTTGGATGGAGTCTATCTTGCTACCTGCGTCATCAGCGTCTGCAATGTTTTCTTTGAGGCGTTGGTCTGATGAGGTGTTGTAGGCAGTCCCACTTGAATTGGATATAATTGACCCTTTGTTAGCACCGCCAAGATAGAAAAATAATTGGCTACCTGACCCAGTATCTATTGCAACCCCATAGGCGTTTGCATTAGAGTTTGTGAAATGCCCAACAAAATGTGATGCTTGGTTTTCACTTACTGTAAGTGTTGCCTGTTGTGTAGCAGTACCCATACATACTGCATTATTACCACTATCGACAAACAGCATATGGGTGTCGCTGTCAGACTCAACGCGGAAGTCTTGCCCTGCGTTACCTGCATCGTTAAATATAGCTCCAGACGAATTTAACGCCATGAGACTAATCCAACTGATACTTGCGTCTGACCCTGTGTCAGCGGCATAGTTAAAATTATATGCGGCACTACCTGTTTGGAGCATGGTTGGGGCATAGCCCGTAAGCCGTTGTTTCCACCCAGAACCGTAGTAAGCGTTGTGTAGTAAGTAAGTGAAGTTGTTATCTACAGAGAGGTTAAAACAAGCATTGGAGTAACTAGCCCCTTGAAAAGCGTAAAGGTTATCTGCAACTACAACGCTGTTGCCGCCTATCCATGATGGAACACCTGCTGGCATTCCCATTGAAACAATATCTTCACCACCATCAACATACAACATATTAGCGTTGCCGTTAGACTCAACGCGGAAGTCAGCGTCTACACTGCTTTCGTTTATAACAACATTACCACCAGCTTCTACATCTATTCTAGAAACACCACCTGTCAATAATTGTATTCCCGAATATCCACCAGAAGAATTGTACGTTGCGTCTATTTGAGCGTAAGACCCTGTATGACCCATTCTCAGCCATCTGTCATTAGCAGATGCTTGTATAACAATACCGTAAGCATCGCCATTAGTTTGCACCATGTTTAACTGACCTGCATAAGAACCGGCAGTATTTAAATTAACCTTACCCGTAGCACCATTAACAAACAAAGCATGAGTTGCGGTGTCAGACTCAACGCGGAAGTCTACATCAGCTGAACCATTATTAACCGTTACTTCACTTGCCGTTAAAGCTAACACTTCGGTGGCGTTAGGTTTAAAATAAAGGGCTGTGTTTCTCCAATCAATTATTTGTGTCGTGCCAATAGCACCCTCTAAACGGTCAGTGCCGTTAAGATGACCCCATCGGAAACCAAAATTAGAGTTGTTAGCAGAATCTACGCCACTAAATACCGCACCGCCGCCGTTTCCTTCTATGTGAACTCTTTGAGCAGCACCCCCATCGCCGACATGCACAGAATAACTTGGGTTACTTTGACTAAGCCCTAAACGAGCATTCTCGGCATTAACAAATAAGGCGTGTGTATTAGCATCTGACTCAACGCGGAAGTCTATGTCTTGAGAAGATTGATTCATCACAATCTCAGAGGGCGTAATATCAACAACTTTAGCCATGCCGTTGATACCAAAAGCCATTGCATCAGTCGCGTGGGAGTAACTTATTTGCCCACGGTAAGCATCGGCACCTGCTCCATCACCGAACAACACATACCCTACTCCATCCGTAGCGTTGTAAATTCCAAGACCACCTTGCGACTCACTTGTGCTTCCAGTGTAAAGGTCAATTCCTCCATATAAGTTTGTAGAAGTTCCTGCACCCACGGTAGTAAAGGAAGCCGCACCTCCAGTAACACTAGAACTAAACGTACCCGTACCTGTAACGTCTATGCCCCCAGATTTAACTGTTAAAAGATTAGCCGTTGTATTATTGCCAAAGATGAAAGCACCCTGACCTGAAGCAATCTTAAAATTATGCCCTGCGTTTGCCGCACTATCGTGTGTAGAAGTAAAGACATTTAATAATCTTGAGTTTGCCGTGCCACCTGTAAAGTATGTATTACCTTCAGACGCTCCATTTGATTTAACAGAAACAAAAGTAGCATTGCCACCAACAGTTAGTGTACTCGCCATATCCACAGCACCATCAATATCTACAACGTCTAAGTTAGTAGTTCCATCAACATCTATATCGCCTGAAATATCAAGACTTGCAAATACTGAAGTACCTGTACTTGTAACTTTACCTGCTACATTAATTGGGTGTGAGAAATCAAACTCATCGTTAGTTGTGTCCCAAAGAATTGTAGCATCGTTAGACGCATCTACAGCATCTTGAATAGTAAGACCTGCACCATTAGCAGAGCCTGAAGTATCTCCTGCACCTTTGTTAAGTGTTATGTTTTTATCTTCGACATCAAGCGTTGCAGTATTTAGAGTTGTTGTATCTCCTTGAACTGTAAGATTTCCTGCAATTACAACATTAGAATCTGCTGTCAATACGCCAGTAACATCTAGTGTTCCTGCTATGTCTATATTGTTTGCAAGTTTAGCACCTGTGACTGCATCATCAGCAATGTCACCTGTAGCGATTGTTCCGTCTACTATCTTTGCACTTGTAATCTGACTATCTGCAATGTGTGCTGTGTCAATAGAGCCATCAACATATTGGTCAGAGTCTACAGAGTTTGCAGACATGTGTACTAAGTCAATACTGCCATCTACATACATTTGAGAATCAATAGCATTATCAGCTATCATAGATTGGACAATAGCGTTATCACCGATTACAAAGTCTAAAGTGTTATCTGCATCATCGTATGTAACTGCAATACCTGTTTCAGTATTAGAAGCTACCATAGCTCCAACAGTATCTGATATGGTTTCTGCTAGAGTAACACCAGCAATAGTAATTGCATCAGCTTCTAAAGTACCGTCAATGTCTGCGTTACCTGATATATCTAAGGTTGCCGCATCTAGTTCACCACTAATAGTAATATTCCTACCACCAGTAATGTCTTTGTTTGCATCTGTTATAATAGCTTTACTTGCTATAACTGTTCCGTTAGTTATACCATCTATTAAGTTTATGTCTGCCGCAGTAGCTGTAACTGTTGTACCATTTATAGATAGTGCATCTGTTTCAAGTGTACCATCAATATCTACGTTACCGCTGATATCCAAAGAACCTGCATCAAGTTCTCCAGTAAGTGTAATGTTTCTAAAGCCTGTAATATCTTTGTTAGCATCAACTGCTACACCTTTAGAGGCTACGATAGTACCTGCTGTAGTTCCGTCAAGTAAATTAAGTTCTGCGGCTGTTGATGTAGTTGCTAGTGTAACTGCACCACTAGAGACGTTAAAGTCATCTGAGTTAAATGATGCAATACCTTTGTTAGATGTTGTAGCATCTTCACCAGTAATTGTTAGAGTATTACTAGATGCTGAAGTATCAATACCTTCACCACCTGTAACTGTTAATGTTTCGCCGTCTAAGTCGATTGCAATAGTACCACTGTCGGATACTAGGTCTAAGTCTTGTGCTGTGTCTTGTGCGTCTACGTAAGCTTTTACGGACTGTTGTGTTGGGATAAGTGTTGCTGAGTTAGAAGCCATGTTGTCTTCATCAACAAAAGCTGTCACTGTAATAGTACCATCTGTGATACTACCATATGTTAAAGTGTTAATAGTAGTAGCGTTAATTGTACCGCCTTCTACTTTATCACCAGAAATTTGATTATCTGCTAGTGTTAGTGAACCTGCTGAAACATCTAAAGTTTTACCAGAGCCTACAGTAATATTAGCGGCATCTATCGTACCACCATTAATATCTGCTGTATCAGCTACAAGGCTATCAATGTTTGCAGTGCCATCAATAAATAAGTTTCTCCACTGCTGTGTAGAACTACCAAGGTCATATGTATCGTCATCATCAGGAATAATGTTAGAGTCTACATCAGCACCGAATACAACATTGTCAGTAGCCGCATCACCCATAGTGATTGTGCCACCGTTAAATGTAGTTGTACCTGTTACTGTTAAGTTACCACCAACTCCTAAGTTACCAGAGATATCTGCGTTGCCATTCATATCAATAGTTGTAGCGGCAATTTGGATTTCGGTATCGGCTACTATATCGAGTTGTCCATCAGTGCTAGAATTAATATAAATTGCTGTGTCTCTAAACTGTACCTTTTCTGTTGTTGTGAGTAGTAGGTCATCTGAGAATTGGAAGTAATCCTCATCTTCCATCCAAGTTAAAACACCATCGTTAGAGTTAGCGTTAAAAGTAATTACAACATCGTTGTCTGTGTTAGTACCAAATACTAAAGCATTGCTAAACAGATTTGAAATTGGTCCACCATCACCTGCGGTAGAACCATCATGGGTATGTCCTGTTGCTACGTTAAAAGCATTTACTAGTTGGTTAAATTCGTTATTAAATAGTGCCGCCGTAATTGTATCGCCATCACTAAACGAACTCTGTCTTACATAAGTAGCCATTGATTATCTCTCCTATTGTCTTCCTGATGGTCTATAATTTACATACAAACCGTTAATTGCATATGGTGCATTTGTGTCTGCACTAAATATTTTAAAAAAGTTACTGTGTCCACTACCTGTTAAAGCTTGCCTTACAAGAGGCTGTTCTGTTGCACCAAACTTTTGAGCATTAAATAAAGCCTTACCAAAAATAGCAGGTTCAGGTATCTCTGTTAGAACTACGTCAGCAGGTTGTGGAGTATCTAAACTGTCGTAATCAAATCTAACTCTTAGTGTTGGTTGTGCATCTCCTTCTGGAGTAAATGCAATTTTAGCATAATCTAAAGTCTTAAGAGTTCCTAAGTCACCATAGTCATAATCTGGAGACTGATACTCTGCTTCAATGTTTGAACCGTTAAAACTATTTCCTAAGTTATGGTTATAAATTTTACCATCTCTATCACCATGATATACTTTTTCTAGTCCTGTACTATCAAATCCAGATGTAATAGCAGGGGCTTGTATACCCAGTGTTTCTGACCATTCAAATCCTTGTGGTCTAAGTGTTCCTATAATACCTCTTGAAGTTGCCGCAGTATCTGTTGAAGTACTATAAAACATTCTATACTGTGACTTATCTCTAAGCACAACACTACTAAATTGTAATGTATTAGCGGCGGCGGCAATATCATTAATCAAAGGCTGTATAGCTTGACTAATTGTACCTAACTCAACGTCACCAATTCTTGATGTACCAGCAACTGTTCTGAATCCATCAGGTGCTAAGAATATCAAGTCACCAGCAATCTCTTGGATTGTCTGACCATCTAAACAACCTACGTTTTTAGTTACAGGAACTACAGCAGTCGTAGCCGCATTATTTATATTTTGTAATTTAAATATTGAGTTTTGACAGAATATAAATAATTCGTTACGGAAACTTTTAAGACCTACTACCTTATCTTCTAGTGTTACACTACCAGAACCTGTGCCTGTAAAGTGGTCTATGTCTCCTGTAGAGCTATAGTAAATAGTGTTAGGTGTTGCAGGGTCTCCAGCAACTACTAAATGCTGGTCATGTATTGTACAAAACTTTGCAGTAGTAGAACCACTAATAGTTATTTGACTTGCAAAGTATGTTCGTGCATTTAAGTTTGCAGAAGAGCCTGTCATTTTAAATAAGAAAGGTTTATTATTACCACTCTTATCTGTAATAACTACTTCACCGTATTGTGACGTACCTTCATAAACAGCAAACTCACATTGGTCTACACTACTAAGTGCTAACTCACTTCTGCCTGTAAATGCAGAATAATTATCTCCACTAGCATCAACACTAGCTTTATTAAGTTGTAGCCAAGCATCCTCTCCATCTTGACTGAAAAATATATCATCACCTACGACAGCTAGTACGCCATCAGCATATACTAACAAACCTTCTACATCATTAGTCGTATTAGGCAATGTATCGCCAAATAAACTAAATCCGTTTATTCTACGATAACCACCCTCTGGTGAAACCTCAAAGTTTCTTAACTTTGTAGCTACTCCTGGGGTTTGTAGTAACGCTAAAGAGTTAGTAGACTTATTAAGTCCACCACCTAAAGGTACTGAAAATGGTTGAGAACCTGCCATTTAGAAATAAGTCCTATCGTCTGACATATAAGTAGGTGTAGGATTAATCAAATTAGATTTCATAGTCCTCATGTTCTTTTTGTACTCATCAAGTGCAAAAGAAGCTTGTTGTAAGTTTTCTTTAAATTGATGAACATAATATCTTGTACGTGCTGTTACTACGTTGCTATATTGCTCTGGCATCGTAATCGCATCGTTGTATGCTGATAAAGCTGTAGGCTTGTCAAAAGCATAGAAGTGTACGTTATACACTTTATCAGGTATTGGACTTAATCCAAACTTCCTGTGGTCAGGACTTTTAATTACAAACCTTGGTTCGCCGTGTGAAGCATCTGAACCGTTTGCATCATCTGCATTTTCACTATCTCTATAATATTGTTTCCAATCTGATAGTGTTAAAAATCTTAATCCTTTAGAAACGTAAGGAGTTGTTTCTCCACTTACGTTTATTGTTGTTAAATAAAAATCATCCCAGTCTACTGAAGAGTAGTCTGTAGAGATATTTGAGCTTCCGCTTTTAAGTGTGTACCAGCGTACACCTTCTGATGTAGCTACAGTTACATTACCATAAAAAGGGTCTGTACCTCCACTAGCTCCTGCGGAAAAGAAAGGCAACTGTGGTTCTTCGTTAGCTATATCAAATATAGATTTATTAATAGCATCTTTTACAAATGCTTGAATACCTGTCGCACTTTCAAAAGTACCAGAAGTTAAGACAACTTCATTAAGCTCTCTTAGTACTTCGTTACTTAAGTCTAAATATGTATTAGCCATTAATAATTCCTATTAGTTAGCAAGGTTTAGCTTTTGGCATAGCATCTTTTACTTTACCACCGTGCATATAATTTGTTCTTTTTTGCTCTTTAGCTTTTTTAGCTTCAGCAATCCCTTTCTTAGTGTAAGGAAATTTCTTTCCATTTACATTCGGCATATTATTTCTCCTATAAAAAGTGGAGGAGTCCGTGAAGACTCCCCCGAGTTTGACATTAGTCAATTACGTAGAATGCACTACATAGAGCTTCGTCTCTAAGTACTTTCGCACCATAGACATGAAGACCCCTTACTATATCACCAAACGATGTTGGGTCTCTCAACACTTCTGTTGAAAGAATAGTATTAGCAGTAGCCGTAGAACTCATATGTCCAGCCATAACTTTACCAGTCGCATTAGACGTAGCGGCAATGTTATTAGACTTGTACATGTCGAATCCACGTAGCTTTCCACTTGAAACTAAACCGTTTCTGATTGAGCCTTGACCTGCGTTAAAGTCAACAGATAGCATTTTAGAGCCAGATTGTGACAACTCTTCATAGAATGAAGGTGGTGCAACAAACCAACGACCTTCTTCAGGTACGTTCTGGTCATCTAATAGTCTAGCCATTCTAGCCATTAGGTCAATAGCATCTACACCAGTTCCATCTGAACCAAGTAGGTCTACAGAGTTAGTTGCGTGAGCCATAGTAGCGTCAGCAGTAGCACTGTCAGAACCAATGATATGGTCAGGTGATGATGCAGAACAACCAGAGAACATAGTAGCTAGTACAGCCGCATCGTATGCATCTTTAAGAGCATAAGCCGCAGAGCTTGAAGCTACTTCTTTGAAGTTCACATGTGACATATTGCTTTCGATATCATCTACGATGAATTTGAAAGCTTTAGCACTGTCAACAACCAAAGAAATTTCTTGGTCGGTTAGTTTTGTGTCAGTAGTGTCAGAACCACGAGTGTAGTCTGATACTGAAATGACAGGTTCCTTGATAATCTTTACAGAGTCTCCGAAAGAGGAAATTTCACCAGCGTAATCTGTGTTGGTGATAGCTTCAATTACCGAGGCTTTCCTAAAAAAGTTTAGAACCTTTTTAGAGTAAACCGAAGGTAAGAAGAAACTATTAGTTTGTCCACTTACGGAGTTTGCAAAGTTAGCATTTGTATCTGTTGAGGGTTCAAAAAATTGAGCCATGATACTTCTCCTTTAAGTTAATTATAGTTTATTTCGAGATTCTGCCTTCTTGCATAGCATCTGATATTTCCTGTTCGTATTTATCAAATTCTGCCATACTCATAGACGCAATCTCCCTTTCTGACCAAACCTTCTCGGAGTTAGGTTCTACACTAGTTGTTTTAGTGGAAACCATATCTGCCGCAGATTGCTTAGTCGGTTTTTTGGAAGATGACTTAGTTTTAGGAACATCAATTCCTAAATCCTTCTTAAACAAATCAAGAGCACGTGATGCTAAATCGGCATCGTCATTGTTATCATAAATCCATGCTTGGATAGATGAGTGCTGTTCTTTTGCCCATTCATGAAAGTCATCACTGTTTCTGATATCTTCAAAATCAGGATGCCTATTCATTAACCTTTTTTCTGCATCTTGTCGTACTAAATCGTTTTCACGTTCTTGGAGTTTACTAAGGCGTTCTTCTAGAACTTTTGCTTTAGATTCGCTTTGCATGTGAGCAACGGTTTCTACAACTTCATACACATCAGGATAGTCTGTCTTAAACTTCTCAAGTTCTTCTGGGGACTTAGGTGCTCTATACTCAGGTTGTTTAACTTGGGTTAGTAACTCTTCTTCCCTAGACTTAAATTCATTAAGCTTGCTATCGTAATGCTTTTTTAAATCATCATAGCGTTTTTTGTAGTCTGGCTTCTTGTAAGGGGTTTCCTTCTTTGATTCCAGTTCCTCTCTATTAACACTTCCTTCATTACCGATTTCAGTTACGTCATCGCTTTTAAAAAGTTTATTTTGAGGCTCTTCAAAATACATACTATTAGATGATACAAAAGGTTTATCATCACTGTTGTGCCAATCTTTTTTTGCATTATAAGGATTTGGCGTTTGTTCTTTTTGGACTGTATTAGTCATCTTCTTTCTCCTAATCAGGGCTTCGTTCACAAGGTAGCTCTATGTCGACTAGAGGGCTTGTATGTAAAGGTCGCCTTTCGGGTTTTTAAAATAATAGAGTGCCTATAAATAGGGTGGCTCTATCGCTGTCTTAATCTTGGATTAGATGATAACATACCCTTACGGATTTCGTTATCTACTATATCTTCCTCAACGGGTTGCCCTAGTGGGTCAACATCTCGTTTTTGGTTAACTAGCATTCCACCAATATTAAGATTCTGTCTTTCATCTGCATTTGCTTCAGCATCTTTCATCATAGACATTAAAGTGTCTTCTCCGATTTCTTCTACAGCTTTTGCAGTAAAGACAAATTCACCGTCAGATAACCTTGCAGGTATACTGTCGGAGACTCCTGTTCCTGGTCCTTCTACAGAACCAGACCCAGCAAATTCTTGTGCTACTCCCACTACTTTATCAAAGAGTGTTTGTAGTTCGTTATCTTGTTCTAGTTTTGACATAAGCATATCTTGTTCTTCTTCAGACAATGCTTCGTCTAATATAAAATCTGTATGGTCTTCTTCCATTTCATTGTCATCGACCATTGTAGGTTCGATGGGCATTACAGCGATTCCTACTTCTCCACCCATGTCATAAGCATCTCTATCGTCTGTTAGCATTCCTTTCTTTTTATTATACATTTTCTTCTCTCCGAGTTAGTGCTTCTTTAACCTGTAGGTCCAACTGCTCTAGGCGTACCAGAGAACTCATCCTCCCCTGCAAGCGGAACATTTCCTGTTCCGATGTTGCCACCACCAGTGCCTGTAGGTCCAAGGTCTTGAGGTTGTTGAGGTGCTCCTTGAAGTCCTCCCATTGGGGACTGTTGACTATTGGGTTGAGCTTCTTCGCCATTTGTTTGTCCAGCATTTTGCATTCCTATAATTTGTGCCATCACAGCCGCTTCTTCAGGGTCGTTGAGTATCTCATCAGGGTCTAAGTCTAAGCTGTAGGCTAATTCACTAATCAATTTAGAAATCTTAACAAACGGTGCAACAGCAGGATTCTGAGCAGTTTGTAAGAACATTGTCAATCTTTGACTTCTTACTTCTTTCTGCATCAAGCTGTTAGTACCTGTAGCCTTAACTTCTAAATCACCTTTGACATCCAACTCGTCCTCTAGAAATTGCATGTTCCACTGGAAGTAGGCTTCCCCTAGTGGTTTCAATAAAAAGTCATCAAGGTTCTTGATAACTGTTTTAATGTTTAAACTAGATGCTCCAAGTAACATAGACATACCAGAAGCAGTCCTTGTCATACTTTGAACACCTGTCTGTCCGTGAGAGTAACTAGGTATACCAGTTTGCTCATCTGCAAGTTGCCTAAACTTGTCGAACATCATTAAGTTTTCTTGTGATGTATTAGGAAACTTTAAGCCGTGTATAGCTTGCCCAGGCATTCCTGCTTGTCTGCGGAATATCTTTCCTGGATATATTTCCATTGATTGCCCACCAACTAAAGCAGACTCATCTACATCAAAGACTAACGACCCAGACATTGCTAGGTTGTCAATAGCCATTCTTGCGTGACCATTCATAATCTGTTGAGAATCATCCATGTTTTCTGCTACACCAATACCAAAGAAATTGTATGGGTTTCTTTCGTATGGGAAAGCGTGATATGGGATTCTATAAGGAGTAAATGGATTTAGTACTGCTCTTAATAAGTAAGTACCACATGTCCATATATTTACTTGTACTTCATCTAAGTCATCAACACTGTCGGGTAAGTCGATACCTACTTCTCTTGCATACTCTGCATCCATGATTCCCCAGTATTCTAAAATTTCAAAGTTAGAACCTACTTCTTCATCATAGCGTGAATCATCTTTTAGTTGTGATTCAAAATCTTTTTCTACATAGTTTGGACCCATTTGAATTGCACTACGTATAGCATCATCATCAAAGTAAGGCATGTTACGTAGCTGTCTTACTTGACTACGATTCATTTTGTGTCTATGTATTACATACTCACATTCTTCCATATTGGTTGCATTAGGGTCTGGATAAAAATCCCAACAACTAACAAACTCAATACGTGGTACTCTTACTTCTAAAGGATTGTAAGCTCTGTTACCTTCCTCATCTGTATCCCACTTGTGTAATTTTTTATTAAAGTTAAATGGTCCTTTGACAATACCAGTACCTAGTAAAGCCGACTCTAGTAAAGCATTTCTCATTTCAGAGTTGCCGTTAGATTCTTCTATCTGGTCATGGATTAACTTCTCCATACGTCTAGCGGCTCGTTGTGCTGGAGATAGTTCTAAAGCTTGTGGGTCAGGACTTGCTCCGTCTGTAAGTATTCCTGCATCTTCTGCTTGGTCTTCTAAGCTATCCTCAAATATTCCATTTAAGTAAGTAGCTCCTGCTTTTAAAACTTTACCATCACCTTCATAACCTACATCGTATGGATTATCTTTTAGGTTTCCAAAGTTATCTGGTAGTTCTTCTTCTTCATTACCTATTGAAGTTTCTAAATTAGGAGTAGGATTAGAAGTATCTAAGTGTGCGTAGTTTGTTTCACCTTCGGGTATCTTGGTTTCCGAAATTCCTATCGGAAATTTCCCTGTACCAAATATAACATCTACTAGTTGACCAAAAGCCGCAAGGACTTTTGTTTTTGTAATCTTTACAAATACTCGTGACTTCTCAGACTCTCTAAACTTTACGTTCTTAGAGTAAAGCCCTCTATAGTTCTCGTAAGCTTTAAGCCAACGAGTCTCATCTGTTTGTCTAGCATCTTCTGCTACTGCGAACCTATCTTTAATAGTTCCAATAATATTTCTTTGCTGGTCCTCTTCTAATGTAAGTTGGACACCAGATTCGCCTTCTACTTCTTCATAAATACTATTAGCGTTTAAAAATGTATTTTCGTTTTCTGCCATATCTTAATAACCAAAAGTTGAATCAGAAGGGCTAAACATATCTGATTTTATTCTTAACATCCTATCTTGAGGATGGTCCATTCTTGGTCGACTCATAACCAAGTACCTTAACGCATCATACGCGTGGTCAGCCGCATGAGTATCAACATCTTCAGGGTTAGACTTAGAAAGAGGCAAAGCCTGTATTTCTTTTATAAGGTTTACACATGTATTAAATATTTGCAACCTTGGTCTTCCTGTAGTGTTATTCTTTCTCAAATGCTCATGTATCTGAGTTTTACCTGCTAACCTATTCTTATCGGCTCGTCTTAGTTTATGTCCTTTATTAACTAATATCTCGCCTATCGTTGGACCAGTATATCCTGTTCTTGACCAAGCGGCTGTATCTAGTACACCTGCTATGGACCTAATCTCTTCCTGTTCCATTTCTGTAATGGTATCTCCGAGTGCTTCACCTGTCAGACCCTTTTTGTATAGTTCTCTATATATTATGATGGTCTTATCTTCAGGGTCTATCACAGCCCAGAGACAACAACTTTCTGCGGCATAACCGTAGTCTACCGCCTTAACTCTTTCCCACCAACTTGGTAATTCAAATGGCGGTATAACGTGTGTCTCTACTTCAAACTCTGCAAATGCCGCACCTTCTGAGATATCCCAGTTACCTTCCAACAACTGTTTACGTTGTATGGCTGGTAAGGATTGCAACATCCTTTCGTATTCACCGTCTTCAGCAAGGTGAGGATTATCCTGTAACAATGCTGGTATAAACTTTCTTGTCAGTCCGTCATGACCTTGGAAACTTGTATTATATTCCGAAGGTTCTACGTACCTTTTTTTAACCCAATGAGCACCTACACCTCCTGGGTTAGCTGTACATCTGAGATATGTCTTAATCTCTGGGTTAGTCGTTCTTAGTCGTGATGCTAAGTAGTTCCAACCAAACTCTGTAGGTAAATGAGTTATCTCATCAAAACCTATCCAACTGTACGCTTGTCCTTGATAACGATAAACATCTGCATCTCGTTCCAAGAATCCAAATTCAATCTTTGCTCCACTAGGGAACTGCCATAACTTTTCTACTTCTTTAAACTTAGCACCCTTAAATGCTATCGGATAAAGCTCACGAGACTTATCTATTAGTTCTCGTAGTTCTGGCATAGACCTTCTTAGTATCAAAGCTCTGTGCTCTGAGAAGTGACAGTATCGCAATGGGTCTATTAACATTGCAAAACTTTTACCACCACCTGCCGCACCACCGTAAAGAACATCCTTCTCACCTGCGGCAAGAAAGTCTGTCTGCGGTCCTTCGTTTGGCATAAAAGCCACATGAGAACCAGTGCTATCTAAATGTTGTTGTATAGTATCAGGTAACTCTTTGGTTTCTGATTCTGTTAAAACATTAGATGTTAAAACTTTCTCTTCTTTGTCAAATTCTTTTTTGACTCTTGCTAAACTTCTTGTTAGCTTTTGAACTTTCTTATTCTTCTTCTGTAATTTATTCTTAGCCTGTAAAGCCAACTTCATGTCAGAAAGTTCTGAATTTTTAGGTCTACCTGATTTTAATCGGGGAGTACCATCTTTCTTTAGTATATAACTCCCATCTGGGTTTGTCAAGTACTTTTTTGATTTATCTACCATATAGTTTATCTACGTGCTTTTTTAATCCTGGTCTAGACATCTTACGTCCTGTTTCTGCTTCTAACCAGTCTACTCCAATACCTAGACTAATTTCTCCATGAAAGACTGCTTCAGATACTTCTTTGAGTACCTGTAACTCTTCATCTATAGGCTTTAAGAAAGAACCAGCTTCTTCTTCTAACTCATATCCAAAAGGTATGGTTGAGGATGTTCTGGTAATATACCCATCTCTCATTTTACTTTCCTATACTTCCTAACTTTCTTTGCTACTTTAGCTGGTTGCTTAGAGTGTTGCTTTCCTTTGGCTGTATCTGCTCTTTTCTTTCTTGTTGTTTTTGCGTACTCTGAAGATGAAAGTGCACTAATCGCCTTCTTCGGGAGATATCTCTCACCTGTCTCAGACGATTTCTTACCACTCTTAGTTGTCCATTTCTGTTTTGTCCAAGCCTTAAGACTTTTTTGTGGTTTTTTTAGTTTTGACATTTTTCTTAGCCTTTGGTGTTTCTTTAACTAAACATTTTTTAAATATTTTTGCATATCCTTTATTAACATCTGATATCCATTTTGTTACATATTGTTTACATTTGTTGTATATGTTTCTTATTTTATCCATCATTTATAGCCACCTCCAGCGGCTTTGTATTCTTTTGCTAAAAGCTGGGCTTTTCGAGCAGACCATTGTCCAGACTTACCACCTCGTGTGCCAGATTTAATCTTCTCGAAAAGTCTCTTACGCATACTTGGCTTGGTATAGTTCCCAGCTTTGTTGACCGTAGATTTACTTTTTGGTTTCTTTTTTGTCGGCATTTTTTCTCCCAAAGATTTTATCCCAGTTGTCGGCGTATTGTTTAGAGTGTATGTTTACTCTAGGCTTAGAGCCTTTACCACCGTCACTAGTTTTATATATACTTCTACGTAGTGGCACACTATTCTTACTATCGTCTGAACCTATTTGTGCCATACTACCACTTCACTTTATCAGCCCAATATGCGGCTGACATCTTACCTTTAGCGATGTTCTTTCCGTGTCTCGCTTTAAAAGACTTCCTTTTAGCTTTCATTCTAGCTGATTCTCCTGCTTTAGGAGCACCTGCTGTCTTTGCACCCTTCTGACCAAAACGTATTGTTTTAATCTTATCACCTTCTTTAGCCACTACAATGTGTGACTTCTTAGGATGACTAGGTGTTCTCTTAGGTTTGTTGAACCCAGAGACTCCTGCTCGTTTTAATCTACTATCTTTTTCTTTTGGCATTAGTTCTCTACCTCCTGATATGTAACATCTTCAGCCTCAATAACTACTGGAGCTTTATCGGGCATTAAAAAGATACCACCACTGTTTACATTATGATTAACATCTATCTTATCTACTTTACTGACCCCTACTCTATCTAGTAAAGTCTGTGCGGCAGTTAGCTTATTAGCGGCTTGCACTACAGGCTTCTTAGATTCCATAATTTCAACAACTTTAAAAGCCGCTTTAGGGGCAGAGTTAGCTAGTATCTCTTGAGTGAGTTCTAGTATCTCAGACTTTAAAGTCTTTACAACATGATGATAATGACTAGAATAACCTGCAAGCTCTGCGGCTTTCTTTGCATCACCTTGAGTATCTACAAGATGAGTAAGGAAAGACTGTTGCTTTTCCGTAAGTTCTCTTTTAGTTGATGTTTTGTTTACACTTGGTAATATAGCCATGAATCTAGTATACAGTTCTATTTCAAGATTGTCAAGTTTAAATTAAGACTTGACAAAAGTGGATTTGAAGTGTACAATAATATTGTGGTCCCCCACGGTCAATATAGACAATCCCTTGTCATCATTCTGATAAAACAATCACCTCAAATAAATACTTCCTAGGCTATGAAACTTTATAGGTTTTAGTGTCGGGGCGTTAACTAGTTCTGGTTAATGGGTTGTGCGTTATAAAATGTATAACCATGCTATAGATATATAGGGTAGGGGGAGTGGTCTCCTGCCACCCCCTGAGTAGCCTGAGAGAGGTGGTCACAATAGACCATCAGTGTCATCCAAACTCTGAAGCTTGGAAGACTTCAAAGCTATCCTGTCTAAAGTAAATCTATACCAGTACCTTCCGAACTTTCTTAGTGAAAAGCTCTTGAAGTCTACCCAAGCAAACCTCTGTTCTTCAGCTAGTCCTAACTTGAAAGCCTTCACGAATGCAGTATTCTAACATAGACCGAGAGTCTTTGTCAAACTTATAGCCTAATTAATTAACGTGCGTGAAGCAGTGAAGTCTTTCTTTGTCGAAAGCTCTCAACATGTATTCCCCATGCTTAACTAGAAAGCTTTATGAATCGTTGAACACACAGCACTGTACGCCTTCCAAGCAGTCAAAGACACATCCCCAATGGCTCGACACCACAATCAGTCTTTGTGTGGCTCAGCTATGCGTGTGAAGCCCGTAAGTTTCGTTGTTTGGTCATTAGCCTCACACTTTTCCCCTAACAATTTCTGGTTTACAGGAACATAAAGATTTTAAAGCCACAAATGTTTACAAGTAAAACTTTTTATTACGCTAAAGCTTCATAAAAACTCAAGCATTTGCAACTTTAAAATCTTTATGTTTTAATCCTGTAAAGAAATTATAAGGAGAAAAGCATGATTCTAATAACTTACTCAAACAACGAAACTTTCGAGTTTCCCTCAGTTTCAATAGCTGAGATATCCACACAAATCCTAAACGATTGTGATATCAAGCCATTGGGAATTAAGTGCGAAGACGCACTTGACTTTAACCGCTTGCAAGACTACATTGCTGGCATTCAACAATCCATAAATCTTAGGAGATAATCATGGAAAATACATTCGATATAAACGCTTTCGACAAAGAAAGACTTCAAAGCCCTGCTTCATTCAAGCAATGTCAGGGATTAGGCTACAAGTTCGCCAAAGACCAGAAGACTGGCTCTATGAACTGGAGACTGCAAAAGCAGATTCAGGGTTGCTTATACGGACTAGCTAAAGAACAGAGGTTCACTTTCAAGAAAGCAAACGAGCTTTTCACTAAGAAAGTTCTCCCTAAAGCGTACTTTGATAAGATAGATTTATATCTTAAAGAGAATAGCTAACCTAAAAGCCTTCCAAGCTACAGAGTTTGGAAGGTTTTTTTATGTCTATTGTTCCCTTAGAAGACAGGCTACTTGATAATGATGAAGGCTTTTTATGGGGGTTCTAGTCGACCACTCCAAAGAAATTAATTAAACTTAATTAAGTAATTTAAGACTCGAGCTTACGGTTGGTCGGTTGGTTGAGGGAGCTTTTTAAATTGGTCGGTTGGTTGAGGGCGTATTTAAGTTAAAATACAGGACAAATGTGCTAATTTAAGTTAAAAAATGTAATTTATTTACAAAAAAGTTTGTATTTATTTTAATATTATGTTAAATTATTAAGTTTTTTTAGTTTTAATATTATAAATATATCTTAAATTAGGTAAATGCTTGACAGGTTTGTCGGCTTGGGGCATGATGGTCGGGTCAGCAAGGGATGTTCCTTGTAAAACAAAGTAAGGAGATATAAAAATGAGAGAATTATTAGAAGATATTAGGGATACACTTCAGTATATTGTAGATAGTGAAGAATGGGAAACACTACAAAGTGGTTCAAGTGCTAAATATGATATTGAAAGCATCGATAACAAGTTAAAGGAGTTAGCACAATGATAGTTTTTAACTACAAAAGCAAGAAAGAACTTAAAGAAAATATCGGCAATCGTTTAAATTACATTGAAACTAGCATGTTTGGAGACGAATATGTATCAAATGGTGTATTAACTGGAGCAAATAGACCTCATATTACTGGAAAAGGTAGAGAGTTTTTTGCAAATGTCACTATGAAAAATAATTTAATTATGGCGGTCAAGTAATATGAAACAGTTCACAAACTTACAAAAAGCACAACGGTATATCAATGACTTAGGATACTTTGTTAATGAGAGACATGCACTTAAAGAGGACAAGTCTTTTATATATCAACACAAGTATTCTAAAAGCAAACATTTGTTTCTAAAGTCTGACTATACTTTTTTGAGTGCAGGTTCTATGGAAATGGGGACTGTGTGGACTATTCAAACCTTTTAAGATAATAAATATATCTTAAGATTAGAGAAATGCTTGACAGCCAGACAGGGTTGCGGTACACTTCTCAGCGACAACAACGAACAATTAATCATAAAGGAGATAATTATGGATGACAATGAACATGATGATTTGATGAATTATCTTGAGTCTTTAGAGGCTTTAGATGAGGCAGACAAAGAACTTGAAGAGTCGATTAACCCAACAACTTAGGAGATAAACATGGAAATTAATATACACAGAGTCAGTAAGATTGAAGTTAAAAAGCGTACTGATTTGAAAAGCTTTTCTACAAGAGATATTGTAATTCATAGTAAAGAATATGATTACAATATAGGTGATTATGTTGAGAGACAGATATCATTGAATTGTTTTTTTAATGACAAATCAATCGGTAAGCTTGTTTATACAGACTAGAATTTAAGCGTGGGTATCGCTTCAAAACTACCCAAACTTTATTAACTTATATCATTGGAGATAGATTATGAAAATTACATATTCAAAGAAAGGCAGTAAGACAACCACACCAATTAGTCAAGCACCCTATTCAGTCAAGGCTGTATGGCATAGAGCAAATGACTTAGGTATCAACATTGTAAGGGTTCGTAGTGCTAAAGAACGCTATGAAGTCACAAAGGGAGATACGTTTGTAGGTTGGCATGGTGGTAAAACATCACTGTACAAGCAACGACAGAACCCTTCTAAGCCATTGTTTTTCAAGAGAAAGATTGCTTTAGGTAAAGAGAACAAGGGTATGCAAGTGCTTGAGATTTCTACTGACATGGATGCACAACAAACATTTGATGTGATTGATGACTTTGAGTATAATACTTCTTTAAGTTTCTTTCAGAGATTGGTCATGAACTTTAACAGGTTGATTACTGGTAAGCAGTTAATATCCTAAGTGTTAGTGCTGGGTATCACTTTAAAGTGCCTCTTTAATTTTAGTAGAGGATGAGTATAATGGAAAAGAAAACACATGGTAGAATTTTAGTAGAGCTATCAGACATTTGGATTATGGAAGGTCGAGATGATTTGTTTGATGATTGTCTTGAAGAGATTTGTTCAGAGTATGATTTCTACGATGGTAAAATTGATGTCAAAGATTTGACACTTGAATGGTTGCAGAAAGCTTTGTTTAAAGCTAACCCTTTGTCAAGTGCTGACATCAAGAAGATGGCAAAAGATTACGGAGAAGATGTATAAATTTTAGGAGATAGTTATGAGTTATAGATTATTGAGTTTTAGCAACCCAAAGATTTTAAAAGGTAGAGATGTGTATTCAGAATACTTGAGTGCTATACTGCACTTGAGTCCTATCAATACAAAGATATGTCCCTATCAAGATATTGCAGGGTGCAAGGAGGCTTGTCTTAATACAGCAGGGCGTGGTGGTATTATAAAGAAGGGTGAAACCACTAATACCATACAACTAGCTAGAGAACGTAAGACTAAGTTGTTTTTAGAAGCTAGAGATATCTTCATGACCGACCTGATTACAGACATACAAAAGTTTGTAAGATACTGTGAAAAGAAAGGTAAGCTTCCTTGCTTGAGACTCAATGGTACTAGTGATATACAGTGGGAGACAATACCCACAAAGAATACTCATTATGGTATTTCACAAATGCATTTGTTTCAACAACATGCACAATACTTTGAAGGTTATGGACATCCTGAATGGAAACCCTGTAAAGAAATTGTAGACTTGGGTTGGAGAGAAGCTAAAAATATCTTTGAGTTATTTCCAGATGTACAATTCTATGACTACACAAAGATACCTACAAGAAAGGTTGAGCAGTACAAGAACTATCATTTGACATGGAGTTATTCAGAAGCTAACAGCAAGTATGCACAATACTTTGATTCTATCAAATACAATATTGCTGTAGTCTTTCATGGTACAATGCCTATCTACTACAAAGGTAGAGAAGTTATTGATGGGGACAAGAGTGATATTAGATTTAAAGACAAGCCGAATGTAGTAGTAGGCTTGAAAGCAAAGGGCAAAGCACGACATGATAGTTCAGGCTTTGTAATTCATACAGCATAGGAGGTAGAGTATGAGTGATTGGATAGAAGGAACTAAACCTAAAAAAATAGAAGCTAGATA